GCCTTGATCGTATGAATTCTGTTGCCAAAGTATGTTTAATTTAGTTGGATGTAGGGGTATTTTTTCTGGTACAGATGTTGTTATTTGTACCTGCTCTAGTAATTTTTTATCTACGTATCTTTCTAACAGCTCTACTTGTAGCTCTGTTCCTCCTCTTGGATTCATTTTTGTTTCATTACTTTCTCAAACAGTTCTAATCCTTTATTTGTAATTGTAATAGACAAATCTTTTTGAAGATCTTCCATTGTGTTTTCTTTTAGAAAATCTTCCATTGTATTATATGTCTTTCCAGTTTTTTTACTTTTTATTATTTCTACTGTCTGACATTCTATTTTAGGTAAATTATCCATTTTCTCCTGTTCTACTTAACAAAGCATAAGAGATTTGTCCAGAGATGACATTTGATGTATCTGCTTGAAACTGTAAATAATCACCTTCTTCTAATACGAGAGCATTATGTACTGCATTATCATGTGAATCTGCTGGAACATTTGTGTGATAAAATTTATATGAAGTTGATGTAGATACATCGTGAAAAAAATAATCTACTTTGCGAGCTGAGTTATCATCATTAGTTACTGATATTTCTTTTATAATAGCAACTGTTGAAGTGCTAATAGTTAAAACAGTTGTTAAAACTGTTGTTTTTAAATCATACCCTTGATTTTTATAATTAATAGCCATTAGTCTTTTGGTCCGCTAAATATAAACCAACTAAAAGTTTCCATTTCATCTTTCAAATCTTTTTGAAAAGAAAAGTTTAATTGATCTTTCATTGTAGTTAAAGATTCTAATATTTGTCTTTGATTTGAAGGATCATATTCACTTTTAGGTTCTGGTATATATGCTGTTATTTTTGCCATTATCTTCTTCCTCCTGCTTCAATATCTAATCTTAAAGTTCCATATCTCCAAGTTTCATCTATTGCATCATTTTCAATTTTTAAACTTACTTGTCTTCCTCTAACTCGAGTATCTACTTTATCAGTAGATGATGTAATAGTAAAGGGCCCTGTAATTGTAGGAGGTATACTAGAAGGAGTTGAGTCAGTATTTGCTGGATAATCTCTAAAAAACAAAGTTATTTTTGCATTACCTTCTAAGTTTTTAAAATCTGGTATAAATCTTTTAACACGCATAATTAATTGACCATCTCCACCTAAACCTTGTTCCGATATATCATAATCTCCAGATTTAATAAAAGAAGTTAATGCGGTTTTATTACCATTTGCATCTACTTCATTTGTTCCACTTTCATGTTCCCAATATTTGGTAGAACCAAATAAGTTTGTAACTCCATTTATAGTTGGAAAAGTAGGAGTACCTGTAGGATTAAATTGAGTTGCGTAAGGTAAAGAAAAAGTTCCAGAGCTATTATATGTTGTTCTAGCTAAAGATCCAACTACCCATGTATTCTCAACATAATTATAAATAACGTTTCTATCTACTTGATTTGAAGGGGTAGGGTTATTTTTTGGATAAAACCAACCTACTTCATTAAATAAAGAATTATGGTATCCAAAGACAATTTGATTTGCACCGTAATTAATTCCTAAGGCATCTTCAGTATTACTAAATACAAAATCTTCAACAAGAGAAGGTATTTGTTTAACGGTACCATCATAAACAAAAAAACCTCCACCAAAACCCATCCAGAATACTGCACCTTGTGCGTAAATTATTGCATGTTGACCAATACATCCACAATTTGTTCCTACTTGTCTAACTGAAAATGTAAAAGGAGGACCCACAAATTGAATAACATATGCAGCTTGGTCCGTTAATACAAAAATATAATCTTTACCTTGTACAGCTCCTATAATCTCGTTACCCGTATCTAGTCTAAAAGTTCCTGCAGTATTTGTAACCGTTGGATTCCAAGTATTAATATCTTCTTGATTTGAAAATCTTATAAACATTGGATCTTGAGTAGATGGTGTTCCAATTGTAGTTTCAGTTCCCATTGCAAATAAATGTCTATCTCTATCTGATACAATTGTCATAACAGAAGCTGTTGGAGCATTTGCAACAACTGTAGCTCTTGTTGTAAGAGAAGTTATTGCAGAAGGATCCCAAGTAAAAGTTTTACCATTTTTAATTGTGGCAACAAGTATTTGACCAAAATTATGAAGTGACCATGATCCAGGAGCAAGTGTAGTAGAAGCAGTGTTTGATTGTAATCCCCAATTAATCCAACTTGAAGCATTAATTACAATTGCATTATCTAAATGTGATGCTGCTGTTGTACCATTAGCTCCTCTAACACAACCGGTAAAATCTGTTCCAGTTTTAGCTGTGTAGGTAATTAATTCAGTTCCAATACTTATTGTTCCAGTAGCGGGAAAACCTGTTGTTGAATCTACTGTAATAGTTGCAGTAGAATTATTAATTGCTCCATTTAATTGATTTGAAGTAGAACCTGGAATTGATCCACCCCAATAACCTGTTCCCCATCCAAAAGCAGAACTTTGTGTAGTAGGTCCGACTGTAACATAAGGATTAGTTGTAATTGTTCCACCTGCTGTAACTCCTGTTCCTGTTTCATTACTTGGCATTTTAATTCTAAAAGAATTAACGTCTACAATTGATTGAATCTCAAAAATGTTATCTGTAAAATTTGCTGAAGTATAACCTGTAGTAGGAGCTCCTGGAGTTGTTACAGAAGAAAATTTGATATATTCTCCAGTTTCTAATCCATGATTTGATTTATTAATAGTAACAGTTGATGATCCAGTTGTAGACGTATAAGTACAAGAAGTTAATGCTGTATCAAGAGGAGTAATATCAAAAAACTCTCCTTCGTAATAAATAATTAATAATTTAGATGTTCCAATTGCTCCATATCTTTTACCATCTAATGCAGTCCAAGTAAGCTGATCTCTTGCAGGGCCAGATAATGTATTATCTACTAGTTCTACAAAACCACCTATTTTTTGAGGTTCTCCGTATCTAAATCTAACATTATCTCCATCAATCCATTGACCTTCTGCACCGGTCGCTGTTTGAGATTTATTAAATCCAGGTTTAAATTGTATTTTCTGTAATGGCATAAAATATCTCTATACCACTAAATATGTTGATTTACACTATTATCTTAAAGGTGGTATTCCTAATAAAGGTCTTTTATCATATAAATTAGAATCTGCAAACTGTCCATTTACATGGTTATAATGCAAGAAAACTTGCGCACAAATATTCCCTGTAAATTCTTCTCGCCAATGCTCTAATTCACAACCAGAATATACTAACATATCACCAGGTTCTAGATCTACTCTTATTCCAGCGGGTGCATTAGGTTTCATAATATTTTTATATTCATCTATTAGATTATTACTTCCTGTTGGATCTATAAAAATTGGCCATGGATCGCCGCCTAAATTTAATGTTGTAGATATCTCACATGAGGGTCTATCTTTATGCCTTTTTAAAATAGAACCTTTTTCGTACACGCGCGCGTACGAATAAGTAGGAATTAAATCTAAATTAGTTTCTTTTTTCATAATAGGCATAACTTTCATCAATAATGTTTCCATAGCAAAGTCAGCATAGTGTGAATATACATTAGGTACTTGTTGATCTTTCCATGTTCCAAGAAGCGAATGTTCTGTAACAAGATTATTGTTGTACATAAAATTCACCGCATCCCTTTTAAGTAAAAAATAATTAAATACAAAATTTGCTAGTTCATACGATATTGCTTTTTTAATGACTTGATATTTATTTACTTGAAAACTCATGCTTGCATACCTGCTTGTAAAAAATTAAATGAAACTGATATTCTTATATCATTAGATTTATTTACCTCAACAGCATGACTAAGCCATGATGGAAACATAATACATCTTCCTTGAATAGGTTCAAAATGTACTTCTTTCCATAAATCTTTTGATAATTCTTCGTTTGTTCTTTTTGGAAGATTCATAAGTGATATTGTTCTAGGATCTTCTATTTTTAAATGTCCACAATTTTCTTGAGTTTTAACATAATAAACTCCTGACCATAGTGAATTAGAATGAATGTGAGATCTGTTAAATGCACCTGGTGGATTAATATTTGCCCACATGTTACCAAGAAATGGTTCTGAATCTAAACATTCTTTTTTAAAAATATCAAATTGCATTACAAATAACTCATGAGTAAGAGGTTTGTATTCTTCTTTTGTATGCATATCAGATGTTGAATGCCATCCATTGACATTTGTTTTTTGTAAACCAACATCTTCTTTAGACCAATTTATAATATCTTGTTCAATTTTTTTATTATCTATATTAAAATCTTTAATATAAATTTGAGTGGGAAACCATAGTTCTTTATGCATCATCCTTTTTTACTTTCTATTGGGTTATATTTAACATCACAATTTGCAGCCAACGTTCTTCTAGTTTCATTAGTGCTATTAAATGGATACACACAATGTTTTACATCATATGGAAAAACATAAAAATCACGTATTGCCATAGGAGGTGTATAATCTTTATTTGAAAATTGACCCGATGAATTACCTATAATTTGTAATCTACCGTTAGTAGGTGAATCTTTAGATGAATATTCTACACCATAAGTTGAGGGTAATTTTAAAATCATAACAGATGTTAAACCAGTAATTAAATTTCCTTGATGAATATGAATTGGATTATATTCATGTTCTTTCATTTCATTTACCCAAATACTATTTAAATGAAGTTCATATTTTAAAACTTTATTCCAATCTAAATAATGTGTATAAACTGACATAAACCATTCTTTTACTTTTGAAGTTAAATAATTGTGTCTATGCATTTTAGATGTATCTTCTCCATCATAAAATAAAGATCTTTCATCGTCTATTTTGCCAATTAATTGCTTATTAGCTTTTGCAAGTTCTCCATGTTTACTTTCATAGATATGATTAATTTCATTAAATATATCTATTGGAACTTCATAACGAATAACTGTTTGACCTAAAAATACAAAGTTAAATTTCATAATCCCATTTCTTTTCTAATCTTTGTTGCGGATATTTCTTGTATTTCTTTTGGTAATACAATTTCTTCAATCTTGTAACCAACATCTCTACCATAACAAATATTTGTAATATTAGGTACTTTGATAACATCAAATTGACCAACGTAATCTTTTAATTTTTCTTCAATACGTTTTTTAATATCT